GATCGTTTGCACTGCATCGATGAACGGATCGAAATAGGCGCGATACCAATCCGGCTTAAGGTTTTTAAGCGAAACGCTCGTCTTGCGTGACTCGCCGAGCAAAATACGCCCGAGATAGTTGGCGTTTTCGCTCATGCCCGTGACGATGTTCGTCACGCGCCCCATCGTCATCGGCGTGTGCCCGACATAGACGCGGCGCTGGAACACCAGGCTTTGTCCAACATACATCACCGCGGCTTGCGGGTTGCCGGCGCTCGCTGCCCCCATCTGCAGGCGGATTTTCTGCAATGCTGTTTGCACGTTGAAGCGAAAGAACATCGGCAGGTTATCCGTCGGCGTGACGGCAGTCGTCAGGTCAAACCAGTTTTCCAGTGACTCGTATAATTGGAGCTCGGCCACGTTTATCTGGTTCGCCGCCCCGCCATTAAGCACTTCAACCCAAACGTATGCCCATTGAGTAGCCTGATCCGTAGACGTGATGTCACGCCCCGCGCTCTCATTGGCGGTGTCAGTGAAGGTGATGGTGCCGATAACAGTGCTGCCGGCGTCAGCCGCGCTTCCCGGCAATGTCTGCATACCGCGCAAATTGATCGTGACCGACGGGTTAATGGCCGAAACGTAGCCAGCGTCGTTAGACCCGAATATCGTTGCCTTGAAAATGCGCTTGCCGAATGGCAGCGAACTGAAGTTGCTACCCACATAGGCGCTTGTCGCCGCTGCCTTAGCCGCACCAGCCGCCGCGGCCTGAGCCGTGGTGTTATCAAAGGCTGCCGCCAAACCGCCGCCAGCGGCCATGTCGCCAATCTGGCCGATCGTGCCTTCGGCGAGGATCTGAGAGCCGCCCTCGGAAAGCAGCGGATAGCCCGCCTCGGACAATATCGGAATGCTGAGAGCGCGGAGGTTTGAACCTATGACGTAATCGCCAAGCCATCCTTGCGCATTGACCGCAGAGCCCGCGGTAAAAAAGTTGTGCCCCGCGACGGCCAAATAATCGATGTTGTTGGAGCCCGTGAGCTTAAGCGTCACATATTGCAGGATGCTCGCGCCCGACTGCCATGTTAGCGCGGTCGACGGGTTAGCCAGATTGGAAATCGGATTCGACGCGAGTGCATAATCGGCTGTCAGGTTAGAAACCGTGACCAGGTTGTTATAGCCCACAATGGGGTTGTCGCCCGTTATGTTGGCGCCCGTCGTGTCACGGCTAGGATTGAGCGAAGGCCCGAGCACAATCATCTATTATGCTCCGGGAGCTGTCCGCTTAGTTCCAGTTTCCTTGCTGCGTAACCGACGCAACGCCGATGGGATATTGCTGATAGTAGGATCCAGCCTTCATCGTTGACGTGCCCGTCGGTGCGGCGCTGGCCTGCACAGACGGGATGAGCGTTCCGCCGGCGTTGATGTTCAATCGGCCCCAACAGTGAATGTCGATATTTTCAGTTGCACTTGTCGATGCCGAATCCATAACCAGCGCCGTTCCGGGGGTGGTTGTGTGTGCGATCTTCGCCGCGAAAATAGATGATGCTGTAGCGGCATCCTGCGCCATGCACGTCATTTCGCCAGACGTGAGCGTGGCCGTGCCGGCTACAGACACAGCCCATGTGTGAGACGTAGTGCCGGTATTGGTAATGACGAAGTTGAGTTCGAACAGATAGGCCGTTGTGCTCGGAACGGTGATTTGCCCGTTCGTGGTCCCATTCATCGCCTTCTGAACGGTATTCACGCTTGACAGCGTATAGTCGGCCGCCAACGACATGAACTGCATCGCCGGGATCACGCCGCGGTTGGAAGCGTTGGGCGTGGCATAGAACGCCGTGCCCTCATACTCCTGCAGGCCAGCACCCGGAGAACCCGATAGCGAAGCGCTAGGGAACGTCTGCGTCAGGGTGCGGATCTGGTTGGCGGTGCATCCATCGGTTGCGCCGGATTGCACGCAAGGGAGGATCTCCGTTCCCGTTAGCGCTGAAGCCCCAGGAAGCGTGGAAATTTTCTGAGCGTGCGCGGCCGGAATGACGAACAATAGCAGAACAATCGCGCAAAGCAGCCGTTTAGCCATATTTCAGCTTCCACAGTTGGCCCACAGCGGCCGGAAGGGCCATTGGAGCGGCATTGGTAGGGTGAAAATTAGAGCCGCCAGCGGGCAACGTCGGGGCTACTGTAGCAAAATGGTCCCGCCGTCCTGCTGGTAGAGCTTTAGCTGCCCGACGAGGTTCTCTAGAGTCGCTCGCGTGAACGTATCGCCTTGCAGGTTGATTGAAATCGCCTGCTGCGGTCCCCCTGTCGGATTGCGCGGTGTTTCTGCTTTCGCGGTCGTCGCCGTCGACCCGGACGAGCCGCCGCCAGGCTGCGCAGCCTCTATTGCCGCGATTTGCGCCGCGCCTGCTGCCGCTGCCGCCGCTGCTGCGGCAATGCCGATCGGCGTCATGCCATATTGCTCAAGCGTTTTGACGATCGCGCCGGCAGTGTTTATCACGGCATTGCCAATCGCAAATGCTTTGTTGCCCTTGAAAATAGACTCAAGGGCACCGCTAGCCGTGCTGGCTACCTGGAGCCATGCTTGTCCAACCTGTAACACGGCCTCCGTCTGCAATCGCGTCGCGTCGGCCGCACTGTAATTCCCGCGGGCGATGTTTGAGAGCGCGAGAGCATATCGCTCCATCGGAGCGCCGATTTTCTCAATTACCGAGAGGTGCGACTCGTCAACCTTTAGCAAGTCCTCGCCGGCCGCCGTCGTTGCGACCGTGGCTTTCCAAAAGTCCGTCGTTTCCATTTCGGCCAACAGGATTTTGTCGGCCAGCGTTTGATAAGTGGCGGCTAACTTCTGAATAGATTGCGTCGCCGCATCTGTCTCTTTGCTTGTGTCTGGCCCCACTAACGGGCTCGCATTCATTTCAACCGACGTCGGTATGCGCAAACTGATGCCGGCAAATTTGAACGCCGTGTTAACCATGTCCACGAGCTTGTCGTTTATGGCGTCAATGCCCGACAACCAATCCGGCAACTTCGCATGGGAAATGTCCCACATCTCGTTGCCGAGCGCGTCGAGTTCTTTCCCCATTTGGCTCACCCCATCGGGGAAATCACGCAAGAAAAAATGCGCCGCATCGTTGTAAATCTTGGAAAACACGACTCCGAGTTTTTCGCCCTCCTTCTGGGAGTTTACCAACTCTGTCTGCGTCACCATCAATCCGTCGTTGAGCCCGTTCAAAAACCCGACGGATAACCCGATCTCAAAATGCTTTTGGAGATCCTCGAATTGAGAAAGAAATTCTTGAGCTGCCGTGCCGAGCGGCCCCTGCATCGACGCCGCCAGCTTCAACGACGCGTCGGTCATTTGAATGACTCGACGGATCATGCGGTCGGTAGCGAACGCAGCAAAAGCAGTTGTGACGCCAGCGACCGCCTTTTCCACATTGCTTAGGCTGCTTTTCATCGCGCCGGTGTTGGCGTTCACCGAGCTCGCAGCCTTGTTTAGGTTGCTAATAAAGTCGGCGCTCTTGAGCGTAAGATTTACGACGAGTTCGCCAATGGATGAGGTTGCCATTTACCCGTTCGCCTTCGGCGCCGCGGCCGCTTCCTTGTCTATGCCATCCCACAGCGCGTAGCCGATTTCGGTAATAGCTTCCGGGCCTTTCTCGTCGATCGCTGGCCGCATGAATGGCTCGGCCGCCATTTTCACCGTGCCGAACTCGACATAATTAGCAATGCGCGATTGATTATTCAGAAAACCGATTGCGCCACTCCGCTCGTCGGGTGCGCCAGGCGGCTGGCCAACAACCACGATTGACGTTTTAAGCAGGCCCGTGTCGACGGGACAGTTTTCCCGCGCAGCGGTGGCGATTATTTCGCCGCCAGCAGTTAGCGCCTTTCCGCCGATCTTCCTTGCAGCTTTCGGGCCGAGATCCTTGAGCGCTGCCTCTAATTCGGCCGCACCGCTAAACGTCACCGTCACCTTTCCCGGCATCTTCCGCTGCCTCGTTGGCTAGCATTTCCTGGTAGCATTCCTCAGCCTCGGCCTCGGTCAAAAGTCCGTACATTTTCGGCGGACGTTTTGCCTCGATCAGCCAAAACACCTCATCGGGATGCATTTGCCAAAACTCGGAAGGCGTCACCCAACCCTGGCCGACCGCCGCTTTGAATAGCTCTTTGACCGTTGCGTAGGGTTTGCCTCTCGCGGCTCCTCCCCGCCCGCGCGCACGCTCTCAGGAATCATAATGTTGAAAAGGCATTCTGCAGCCACGCTTGCGAGGCTTTCCTTGCCGGCGAACATGCCATCGTAAACGTCATCGTCCTCAACCTTGGCACCAGCGAAACGCAGCAGTTCCCCATATGCCACGGAGAGCTGTGCCAAGTGCGGCGTGCCTGTCCGCATGTGCTCGGCTAGCTTCTGCAATGGATATGCGGACTCAATGATTAACCGAGCCCGCATAGTTTTCTCCCGCGGGATTTCAAACGCCTTGCCACGCCATGTCAGCTTAATTTGCATTTACGACGCAGCGCTCCACGACGGGGTTCCGGTCGACATAAATTCGGCCGTAAACGTCGCCGCACCGTTATACGGTGCCGCATCGGCGTAGGCGGCGATAACGCCGGTGAAAGTAAGCGTGCTGCCGTCAATATAGGTCACTACGATTTGCCTTGAGTACGTTCCGGCAAACCAATCAGTCTTGATCTTGTTATCCTTGGTCACGCCGGCAATCGTCAGCTTGACGTCGTATTGCGCGAGGTCTGTGGTGATCAGTTCCTGCCAACCTGCGTCCCCGACGTCGGTAATGTCAATCGGCGCGCCTCCTAAGGCAACGCCCTTTTCGCGAACGCCGCCGATCGTGGCACCTCCCCACGTCAACGTGATTTTGCGGCCGACTGAAGTCGTCGTCATGGCTCCAAATCCTCTTTGAATGTCGCCGTTAGATCACGACGCCAGTGTGGGTAAAGTCGAGCACAAGCACGGTCGTCGATTTCGCAATGCCAACGATGAGCGGAAATCCGGCCGTCGTCGGGACCGTCGCCGTGATGCCACCTGCGCCGGTTGACGAATAATAGGTTGTGCCGTTCACAACGGTCGCGCCGATGGTAATCGAGCCTTTCGTTTGCACCACGATCGGCTGATTGGCGCTGGCAGCGTTAAGAGCGATTCCAACACAATTGGACGCCGCGAGAGATGCATCCGCATCGCATAGCTTATAAGTGCTCGTCGTCGAGTCTAGGTAGACCGTTTGACCGGCCGTGATCGTGGCGCCCGATAGTCCTTGCTGTGTAACAGCGTCGGCACCAGGAACAACGTTTGCTGCCGTGATGCTAAGGTCGACGGCGAACGCCGGGGATAGTGTCGCGAGCAGAAGGCCAGCCGCGAGCGCTAAGCGGTGAAAAATGTTCATTTGTCTAGCCTCCAAGCGTTTCGGTTGTCCAAAGTTCAAACTCAAGGCGTCGGCGATACTCGACAATGCCGGCCAATCCTTGCTCGGCGGTGTCCGTGCCATCCTCGGCCGGGAATACGCCCTGAAATTCCACGCCAAGCGCCGTCATTGACACATTGGCGAGCGCGGCGCGCACGGCACGCGCGAGCATGATTGCACCCGTAGCCCCGGCCGAGCCCTGATCGTCAGCCGCCCAACAGTCAATTTGCACCCTAGTAAAGCGCAGCCCGACAAAGCCCTCATCGGCGTATTGATTGATAGAGCTCACACTGGTTAGGACGATTGCCGGGAGCGAATCACCCTGCCTGCGCTGCGTCCAAGACACTCGATCGGCCACGAGCCCCACGACGCCGGTGTCGCTCAGCAGTTTGCTTGTGAGCGCTTCCTCGATCACGACTTGAGATCCGCGCGCGCGCCGGCGCTAATCTCGAGCCCGACATTCCGCCCGATCATCTTTACCGCGGCAATGTCGTAAACGAACCCGCGGAACTTCACCCTATCCTTGGGATTGAGGTCGCTGACGGCGCTGGAAAAGCGGATCTGAAACCGCGTACTAATTTCCGCCTCGGTCCCGGCCGATGCAATGCGCTCGGAGTCGCTAACGTCCTCCCACGAGGCCCACACCGTCGCTAGGTCGCTCCACACCGTTGCGGGGTTATTCAGAGCATCAACGCCCCTATTGGCGCGCTGCAGTGTTATGCGCCATTGCAGATTGCCCGCAGTCAGGGCGTCGACATTGTACGAGGGCATTTAGAATTTGGGCCGCGTGAACGGTGCTAGCAACGCCTCAACACCACCGGGCAACAGTTCGACGCGATAGCCGTCCAGAACGGCCTCGCGGTTCTTGTACCAGTTGGCAATCAGCAAAAGCATGGCCTGCTTTAGCGCGTTTGGCACCTGGTCGGCGCTTCCATAGCCAACCACGAACTGGATGACGATCGGCGGCTCCTGCGCGTAGGTGATCGGGAGCGTGTAGTTGTAATTGAACTCGACATAGGGACCGCGCTCGTCAATCAGCAGTTGGTAGTTAGACGAGGAGATGGTTTGCGTGGCGTTGTTTATGTCCTGGTATTTGACGGAGGCGATGCTTTGCACCGGATCCAGTGGCAAACGCATCCTCTGCGCGAATAGGTCGTATTGCTGCTTCCAGGTCTGCGTTACTAGGCATTTGCCCAAGCGTCCCGTCCATCCGTCGAGGTAGGCCACGGCCGCGTCAATTAGACCGTCGACAAGCGAATCCTCGTCGTCAGTGTCTATGCGAAGATGCAAAACCGCCTCTTCGGACGTGATCGGCGTCTCCGTCGGCGCCGTTACCAGGATCGGACGGTAATTCCGCCTCTGGTGATAGGGCGACTGGTCGTAATTAGTGCCCCATCCCCACTCCGAGCCGTACATTAGTCAGCCTTACGCGGACGGCCGCGGCTGCGCTTGACGGGTTCGGGCTGCGTATCTGCTAACTGCACAAGTCCCAGCCTCATCAGCCGATCGCGTTCCATTGCTGGCGGGTAAATCATATCGCCAACGTTGTAGAGGCCGAACGCCTTGGTGATGTACACGGGCTCGCGGCCGGGATAGGGGTTGTCAGGTCGCATCATCTTACGTTCCAATCGCAATCCAGTTGACTTTCAAGCTGAACGTTGTCGCAGCAGCAGGTGTGCCGCCTAGCGTTTTCCATGAATTGAGATAGATGGAACCCGCAGCAGGCGCAGAGGACTGATCGCCGACGCCAGCATTGACAACCTCGCAACCGGCCACCGGCGCATCTTCCATGCACGCGACAGCCGAGATCACAGTCGCCAAGCCAGTTACGATGGTGTCTTGTGCCGTAACATTAGCTATCTGACCGCGCGCGATCCGGTAATTTCCAGCCCCTGCCACCGGCAGGATTGACGGAACTAACCGCTCACCATCTGCCGCTCGGCTGTCGGAAATCTGAACGAAATTGTTATAAGATGAACTGTTTTGCGTCATGGCTTCGCGGCCTCACTGACTTGAGCGTTTGCAAATTTCAACAAACGCTCGTCGGGTTGGCGTACAAAAATTAGGTTGTGCGCGTTTTGATGAACGAGCGTGTAGTAGCGTCCGATCGCGAGTCGTTTGATAGCTTCCTCGCCGGCCTGCCCTTCGCCGCCGATCATCGGAATAAACCAAGGATCGGCCGCGATCGCATATTCAATCACGACTACTTTTGGTCGGCATTGCAGAAGCGAATTAAACAAATGATAGTCTTGCCCGTCCACATCGATAACAAGCAGGTCGAGATCGGGCGGCGCGCCGGCCGCGTTCAAGATCGTCTCTAGCCGACAAGTTTGACTCACGGTCGCGCAGACGCACCGGACACGATCACCAAATGGTGCGTTGTTCTTTTGAAGCCGAGAAAACTCGTCCTGATCGGCCTCGATCAATACCGCGTGCCAACCTTGCTCTACCAGCCTGCGGGTATTGGAAAAGAACATGCCGTCCGCTGCGCCGAGCTCGCAGCACCATTCATTTAATGGCCGCAGAACCGATAAAATGGCCTGCAGTACGCCATCTTCGCCGAGTTGCGAATAGTCGTTGAAGGCAAACTGGTCGAGCCACTGAAACCCTGGATCGACGCCGCTCATACCCAGACGTCGTCCGGGCCGCGACGAGTATCATTAAATTCTCGGATGGGTTGGTAAATTGCCTGCAGGTCTCGCCCAGGCCATCTGACCATTAGCTCGGCGTGGCCGATCGCAACGTGATTGCAGAGATAAAGCGAGTTTCCTGCCTTATTCCATTTGTGCCAAAAATTGATGTCCTCGTCTATCTTGCCGTCATCGCTCCAGCGGCCGTGCTCATCGGGCTCGGCGTCAAACCACGGATGCGGTAACGCTGCTAGCTTGTCGGCGCGGATCAACGTCAACCCAAAATGCGCCGTTATAATCTTCTTGAGATCCGGGTCAAATTCCTCGATCGGAACTTTGCTTCTCGGGTTTCCGTCCGCGTCTCGCTCGCTAATAAGCGGTGTCGGTTTGTGCCGTGATGACTGTATCGGCGCAAGCGCATCGGCCTGCGGGTTGCAGATCATGAGCTGCATCATGTGCGCAACGTGCTGGATATTGAATATCGTATCGTAATCCAGCGTCAGCACTGCGTCGGGCTTATCTTCCTCAAGGATTATCTCAAGGCATCGCCCGAGAGCTTGCCCCCAAAATGCGCCGCCCTGCCGCCGTAGCTTGATCCCGAGCGGAACAAGGCTATCGAACGCGCACCCGAAATTGTCCATGAACCCGAGGCGCGGGACGCTCATCGCCGCCGAGACTTTGATTTCGCTTATGAACGGCTTGGTACCCTCTAGGTTCAGCGAAATCGGATAGTCCGCACAATCCTTGATCTCTGAAACCCAAGGCCGCAACAGCACAAGGCCGGCGTTGGACATGCGCTTGCGCAGCTCTTGGCGATCAAAACCCGATTTGTGAACGTCGTCGGGATCGCCTTCCTTCTGACTGCCGAAAAGAACCCATTCAATGGGCGCCGGCAGCGACTTTCCTTCAAGATATCCGGCCGTGATCTTCACAAGGTCCGGCACTGCAATCTTGAGAACGCCGCCGGGCTTAAGAACGCGCACCCAATCCTTAATAACGTCGTCGACGACGCGGTGAGAAAAATGCTCTAGGACGTGAGACGCGCGAACGACGTCAACAGATTGATCTTGATACCTTAAGGGATAAATTTCGGATCCGTGCAGGTGACCTAGCGGCGTAAATCCGTCGGGCGAAATTTCCATTGCGCCCAAATCAAGTTTGATTGTCATGGTGCCTCTTGTGCGAAAGGCGCCGGCGGGAGCGCACACTCCCGCCGACTACTCCGAGCTCGGTATGAGCTCCCCGGTGTGCGCCGGGGAAGCGATGCAGCTATTAGCCCTCGATGAGATTGAGCACGTTCGCCTTTGTGGCGGTTACTGGTGCTTGCTCAGCACGGAACAAATTTACGCTCGCGATGAACGTCTGCGACGTGGTCGGCGAGATCACAAGCGATAGATACCGCTTGCGAGGACGCAGATCGACATTCATTTTGTACGTATTCAACGAGGTCGTTACCGTTTGCCCAATGCCGACAACAAAGTCGACGTTGGTTGCGGTTGCCGAGGCCCCGCGGAAGCCGACAATATCGACGAACGAGGTCGCCGAGGTATTGTCTGCCTCCTGCAGCTTGAGCACGCTCGGCGATCCAGCCTGCGTGGATGCAGACTGCGTTGTCGCCAAGATGTCGATCGTCGCAAAGTCATACCCAATAGTGTCGATCGCGGCTCCGGTTGCG